ACACCTGATAACATTGTTAAAGAGTTACTTAAAACTAACCTTGAGTATGATCAACTTATTCGAGAGTTTGATTCATGGGTACACATTTCAATACCTAGTAAGTTTGCAGATAAACCACGCAAACAAGTTCTAATCATAGATAAAGCGGGCACGCGTCCTTACTAATGATATGAAGCTTATTACTGTTGAAACGTGTAAAGCTGTCTATGATATGTTAAGACACTTACCACCCTTCAACAAATATGAGTTACCAAGACCTTCCGAGATAGAATTTATAGTTGTAGATGACCCTGGTATGTATGGGCAATATATACCTGAACCTCACTGTATAACCATCAGTACAGCAAAACAAAGTCATTTAATAACTCTAGAGAGAACTATGGCACATGAAATGGTGCACATGCTTTTATACCTACAAGGTAAAAGGTATGAACTCCATAACAAAAACTTCTATAAACTAACATATCAAGTAGCCGAGACATACGGCTGGGAACCTAAGGATTTATAATGTTACATGAAAAATATCAACACCTGGATGATGCAACAAAGCATGCTATTGATGGTGCATCCATTGCTACAGCTCTAGGTACTTTGATGCAAATATTGCCAGCTATTGCTGCATTATTTACTATTGTATGGACTGCTATTCGTATTTACGAAACTAAAACAGTACAAAAACTATTAGGTAAAAGGAAAGATTAATTATGGCTGTTTCAGGAACAACTACATTTACCGTTACCAGGGATCAAATTATTGAAGCTGCTCTACGTAGTTTAGCAGTTCTTGAAGAAGGTGCTCAACCTTCAGCCACAACTTTAGAGAATGCTTCTTTCTCTTTAAACCTTATTCTTAAGAAATGGCAATCTGAAGGTATTAAACTTTGGACTATTGATGAGTACACACTACCATTAAAAACTAATCAAACTAAATATACTATTGGTCCTTCAGCTATTTATGATTATAATGGTAATAAACCTTTAAGACTTATTCAATGTTTTTTAAGAAACTTAACTAATACTACAAACTCTGTTGGTAAAGTATCATTACTTAGCAGTGGTTCAGGCTATACAGTACAACCAACAAACCCAGTATCAGTAACAGGTGGTTCTGGTACAGGTGCAACGTTTAATTTAACTTTTAGTGGAACTTCTGTTAGTAGTGTCCTTCTTGCTAATACTGGTGGAAGTAACTACACAGTTGGTGATGTATTAACTATGCAAGGTGGTACATATACAACACCTGCAACTGTAACTGTAGACTCACTATTAAATGTAACTACAGATATGCCTATGACTATTATCTCACAACAAGAGTATAATATTTTAGGTAGTAAACAATCACAAGGTAATGTAAACACTGTGTATTACAAACCTTGGAGAGACTATGGAGAATTAAGTGTATTCTTAACTCCTAATACGTTTACAGCAACTAACTATGAAATTCATATGTTTATTCAAAGACCCATTATGGATATTACAAAACCTAATGAAAACTTTGACTTCCCATCAGAATGGTTCTTAGCTCTTAAATGGGGACTAGTAGCTGAACTTGCATCAGACTATGAAAAAACTTTAAATGATAAACAATATTACGAACAAAAAGCAAATCAACTTAAACAAGAATTAATGGATTGGGATATTGAGTGGGCATCTACATTCTTCCAACCAGACGTAAGATCGGGCTTTCATAGGAACTTTAGATAATGCCAATTATTAACGTACCATTAGCTACTACGTTAAAGTTTCGTACTAATAACACTAGTAAAGATTCTAAAATGGTTAACTGTTTTAAAGAGTCTTTACCTAATAATAAAACTTTAGTTATTAAACGACCAGGTAAAGCAGCATACCCTGTAACACCAGCGTTACCTACAGAAGGCAATGGTCTTTGGACTTATAATAATAATTTATATGCAGCAGCAGGTACTCAACTCTTTAGAGTAACTGGAGGTACTTCTACCTCATTACTATCTGGTATGAGTGGTAATAATGTAAGTTGGGTTAATACCTTAGCTACAACTGCACCACATCCTTACATGGTATTTCATGACCAAGTAACTGGTTGGTCAATGAATTCGTTAGGAACTATAGTTAACATACAACAACAAGTTAACTTAGTAGTAATAACTAATGGGGGTAGTGGGTATCCTGCTACTGGTACATTTACAGTATCTGGTACTACAGGAAGTGGTGCTACTGGTACTTATACAGCTTTAGCTGGTTCAATAACTTCAGTTACACTAACTAATCCAGGTTCTGGATATACTGGAGCTCTAACTGTATCCTTTAGTGGTGGTGGTGCAGGGGCAACAGCTACAGCCTCTTTAAATAGTTTTCCCTCTAATCCTGTTCCAGGATTAGTATACCTTGATGGTTACGTATTTGTAATGGACCAGCAAGGACAAATATGGCAATCAGATAATGAAAACCCCACAGCATGGGGTGCTTTAAATTACATATCAGCTACTTCAGAGGCTGATAAAGGTGTAGCAATAGCAAGACACCTTAACTATATTGTTGCTTTTAAACAATGGACTGCTGACTTCTTTTATGATGCTGGTAATCCTACTGGTTCTGTTTTGGCTATTAATCAGTCTGCTCATATGGAAGTTGGTTGTGCAGATGGTAATTCAATTCAAAACCCAGAACAAACATTGATTTGGATGGCAACTGTAGTAGAAGGAGGTAGAACTATTATGTTATTAAATGGTTTGTCTCCAGTAAAAGTATCTACTAAAGCCGTTGAGAACTTTTTAAATGCTAGTGACCTATCAGGCACGTATTCTTGGCTATATAAAATAGCAGGACATACACTTTATGGTTTAGTTTTAACAGACCAAAATGTTACTCTTGTATATGACATGGATGAAAAAGAATGGCATATTTGGACTACAAGTAAAGACTATATTGGTGGTAGTGAAAATTACTTTGAATGTTCTTTTGTAACACAGTTTCCTTTTAACAGTGGTAACTTTTATGTATTAGATGCTGCTAATGGATTAATGTTTACATTAAGTCCTAATAACTATGTAGATCCTTTTGGTCCTATTAGAATGCGTATAGTAACTGATCGTATGGACTTTGATACTTATGCATTTAAAACAGGGTATGGTTTAACAATCTTTGGAGATACTATCCAAGATGTTATGCAAGTTAGACACACTGAAGATGACTATACAACTTGGTCTCAATATAGAAATATTAATTTAGCTTTACAAAAACCCTGTTTATATCAACTTGGTAGGTTTAGACGTAGAGCTTATGAGTTTTTATATACAGGTAAAAACCCTTTACGTTTAGAAAAAGTAGAATTTAACCTTAATGGAAGATTAGACCCTAGTCAAGAATAATGAAAGTAACTAGGATACTTCCTGAAGGTTTGGAACAAATATGGCCTCAAATTGAAGGCTATATGCAAAAGGCAGCTAAATATACTTATGGTAGATTTGAAGCTGAGGATATAAAACAAGGACTACTTACTAAACCACAACAACTTTGGATTCCACATACAGATACTGAAATCTATGGAATAGTTGTAACAGAGATAACACATTACCCTAGAATGAGTGCCTTAACCGTACACTTCTTAGCTGGTAAGAACTTTAATAAATGGAAAGATATAACTTTAGAAAGAGTTCAAAAGTTTGGTAGGGATAGTGGATGTCAACTTATTGACAGCTATGGTAGAGATGGCTGGGAAAAAGTATGGGCAAATTATGGATTTAAAAAACGATTTATGTTTTACGAATTACCTTTGGAGAATTAATAATGTTTAATAGTAAAATTGGTATTGGTATATTAAAACACCCTGGTTATAATGGAAAAGGTGGAGGGGGATCTTCTCAATCTACGAGTACTCCTGTTGACTTTTTTGGTAAAGATATTAGAGCTCCCTATGAAAAAGAGCTTAATAATCTTTTATTAGGTAATATTAATACTACTCAACTTCAAGCACAACCAGGCTATCAATTTCAATATAACCAAGGTTTAGATGCATTAAAAAGAAACTTTGCATCTACTGGTGTAGGAACCTCTGGTGCTCAACAATTAGCATTATTAAACTATGGTAATGCTTTTGCAGGTAATTATTTACAACAAAGAATTGCTAATTTAGCTGCACCTTCTGGAGCAGGTTTAATTGCTAATAGTACTCAATCAACTTCTAACCAAGGTAAATCAGGAGGAGTACTAGGAGATGTTTTAGGAGCAGCTACTAGTTACTTCTTATGGTCTTAGCATTTTTTAATTAAGGAATATTAATATGAGTTTTGCCTCAAGTTTTTCAGCCGGTCTACAATTAGCTGAGCTTAAAAAGCAAAGAACTACTGATAAAGCTATTGAAGAAGCAGGTAATTTTGCTACTAAAGCTATGGAAGCAGAGAAGCAGGCTCGTGCTTTTTCTGCCCAAGCTCAAACTCCACCACCAACTGAAGTTGTCAGAGATCCTTCTATATATCAACAAGGTGATTCTTTAGGACTACAAGGGTATCAAACAGGTAATAAACCTATACAAACTACAGTACCTACAGCTCCTAGTGGTTATATGACTCCTTCTAACGAAGTGAATCCTGGGTTTGACACTGGTGGTTACTATGAAACTCCTCCTAATACCTCAGCTAATCCTTCTACAGAACAAACTTTATTAGGTAACTATGGTACTACTGCTGCCTTTAAAGGTGAAACTCCTACAAAAGCAGATATCCTTAATATGCAACAAGATACTCAAGTTCCTTTTAGAGGGCCTCAAGATCAATCTATTGTAGATTTAGCTAAGGTATCTCCTTCTGCTAAAGAAATTCCTCCAGCTCCTCCAAAAGCTTTTGATACATTTAGTGAAAAAATATCAGCAGCTGACAGAGCTAAAGAGTCTTATGATTATAACATGAGAGTTATTAGAAGACTACAAGAAACAGGAAATGCCAAAGCTGCTTTAGACTATCAAACTAAAGTGTACAACTCTGAGCTTACTCTATCTCAAGCTGATCATCAAAAGTTTACAACAGCTGCTAGCATAGCTAAACAAGTTGGTAATGTAGCTTCTAATACTTTAGAAGCCATGCAAGAACCAGGAGCAGATATTAATAAACTTTATTTTGATGCTATGGATAAAGCTCGTGATATGTATGGATATCAAGGTAAGATTCCATTTAGTTTAGACCCTAATGAAAATATTAGAACATTAAATCTATTACAAAAAGATGCTTTAACTGTTTCAGAGAAATCTGAATTAGGTATTAAAGAGTCTGCAGCTCAATGGAAAAAAACATCAGATGCTCTTGAGATGGATATTAAACAACAAAAACTTGGTTTAGATAAACTATTAGCAGTTAATACCCTTACAAAGACACAACAAGAGATTGCTACAAGTCAGTTTAATCGTTTAAATGAAACTGTTAAGTCTCAATTCCAAGCTATTAATAGTATTAATCCTACAATTAGTGATGAAGATAAGAAAGCTATTAAGGTTTCTTATGATGCTAATTTAAAAGACTTACAAAAGTACTCTAAAGCTCTTAACATTCCTATGCCTGATGTAGGCTCTGTTGGAGCTACTAATGTATCTTTAGGAAATAAGAAAGCACCTCCTGCTGTTACAAATAATACAGGTGTACCTACAGCACAGTCTAATGTTAATACTCAACAAGTGAATAGTGCTTTCCCTGAAGATATAGTAAAAGAAGCTAGTGTACAAGACACTGCTGGTGGTTATGTAAACCCCACTACTAATACTACAACAGCAACTAAACCTGATACTGCTAGAATTAAATTTCTTAAATCTAAAATTAATGAATTAACTCCTAAAACAAGATCTCCAGAAAGTTCTGTTGCTATTTCTAATCCTGTTGCTGATGTTGTTAATTTAGGTGAAAGAGTAGTTTCATCTGTAAGCAACGCTGACATATTTAATCCTACGAAAGCTGGTCAAAAAGAAAGAGAACGTAAAGCTAAAGAGCTTAAGAAATACCAAGATGAATTAGATAAGTTAACTAAGTAAGAGTTATGGCTAAAGTTACAAGTCTATTAGAAATTCCTTTTTTACCGGAAGGTGAGTCTCTTACTAAAGATAAGCTCCTCGAATTTATCAAGGATAGGGAATCTTTTAGTGCTAAAGCTTACAAAGATGGTGACCACTATTCTATAGGGTATGGTACTAAAGCCTCTGGACCTGATGAAGTTATCTCTAAAAAAGTAGCTGAGCAACGACTACTTCAAGACATTGATACTCGTGAAAAGTTTATACGTAACTTTGCTAAAGCAAAAGGTTATGACTGGAATGACTCACAAGTTTATAGTTTAGTAGACTTTCATTATAACACTGGTCAAAAGAACTTCTTAGCTCTTACTGATAATGGTAAACGCTCTGATGAAGAAATTGCTGCTAAGATGCCAGAGTATAATCAAGTTGATGGTAAATTTAATCAAGGTATTCAAAACCGTAGATGGCAAAATCAACTTGCTTTTACCACACCTACTGAAACCTCTTCACTTCAAAACTTTGCTAGTACTCCTGTAGAGCAAGGTAACATTGATCTTACTAAAAGGCCTGTTGTTAAAAACAAAGACGGTTCTATTAGTACAGTCCGTAGTATGTCTTTTAATGATGGTAAGAATGAAGTACTTATTCCTACTGTGTCTGATGATGGTCGGATTATGTCTGACAATGAGGCAGTTAATAATTATTATAAAACAGGACAACACTTAGGTAAGTTTGACTCTGTTGATGCTGCTAATACATATGCTCAAGCTCTTCATCAAGATCAAGAAAAGATGTATGCACCTTCTAATAAATCTGTATTTGCTAATACACCTCCTATTCAAGTTGCAGCTAACACACCTACTAATGTAGCTAGTGATGTCCCTACTACATATCAAGTCCCTAAATCTATTTCCCAACAATATGGTTATGATGCTAATAATCCAGACTTTAAATATACTCCTGGGCAAAAACAACAAACTGAAGTAGCACAACCAACAGGAGAGTCTCCTTTAGATAAAGATTTTAATGGTAGCGTTTATAAAGCTTTTGTTAAAAACAATGATAAAAAACTAGCTCAAAGTTATTTTGATAACATCAATGGTTTTGTAAGTAAAGGTACACTGCCTTCTAAAGAGTTTAATGGTCAAATCTATAAGGGTTTAATGTCTTATGGTGAAAAAGACCTAGCTGAAAAATATTACAATAGTATGAATAGTATCTATGCTCAACAGACACAAGCACAACAAACACCTCCTACAGAAACTCCAACAGCAGAACCTATAAAACAACAAGGGGCTCTTCGAGTACTAGGTCAAACTGCATTAAAAGAAGTAGTACCTACTGGTATTGGCTATGGAGTATCAGAACTAGTAGGAGCTGCCTTAGCACCTGAAACTGGTGGTGCATCCCTAGCATTAGTACCTCTTCTTGTAAACCTTGGAGCTCGTATTGGTACTTTTATAGGAGCACATGCTGGTGGTAGTGCATTACAAAAGAATGTACTTCCAGAAACTATTAATAAGACACTAGAACAAGGTGAAGCACAGCATCCTACAGCTGCTATGGTGGGTGGATTCTTACCCTTTGGTTTATATGGTGGTTTTGGTTTGTCTACAGCAGCTCGTAAAGAAATTGGTAATGCTTTTGATTTAGCTAAATCAGGTGATTATTCTAAACTTAAATCCCTTAAAACTTATTCAGAACCTTTAGTACAAGCTGGCTTTGGTGCTGGTATTGAAGGTGTTTCTCAAGTTGTTCAAGGAGAGTTTGATCCCTCACGTATACTAATTAGTGGTATGATGATGCCATTAGTTAGTGGTGACAAGACTCGTCTTGGTAAAGCTTTAACTTTTGAAAATGTAAAACTTAAACCTAAAGAATCACCAGAAGATATTATTGATAGGATTTCAAAGAGTGAATTCTTTGTACCTAAACAAGTTGATAATATACCAATTATAAATCTTGAAAAGGAGACTAAAGGTGAGTATGCAAATAGACATGGAATTACTGAAGCTGAAGTTGACAATCATAAAGCTGGTGAGCCCTCCGTAAGAGTTAAAGATGTAAATAAAACTCCAACTATGGAAGTAGATGTTCCAGAAGTTAAGAATGAATTTGCTAATAAACTCTGGACTAAACTTTATAATCTTCCTGAAGCTACCTTTAAGGACTTTCAATCCTACTTAGACTTTAAGATTCAAAGGGCTAAAATTGAACATCAAGAGCCTGAGATGGTATTTAATCAAAAGAATGCAGAGTCTTTTGCAGCAGCTGAACAAGAGTCATTTACTAGAAGATCTGAGTACTATCAAAATATTAAAGCTATAAATAAAGAGATTTCTGATTTAAAAAACTCACTTCAATTTGAAGAAGATACTAAAAAGATTAATGATATCTTAAATCAAATTAAACAAAAAGAAGTAGACCTGAAAGAGCTACAAGCCAAAGAACCACCTGAAGCAAAGATATCTCATAAAGAATTCTTAACACCTGAAGATACTCATAATGTAATGACAGGGGCTAAGACTATTGGTGAGGCTTTAGATAGGCTTGTTGAAAACAATTTAGGTACTCCAGTAGAAAAAGCATTATTTAAACTTCTTAGGTCTAATAAATATATTAGTAATATTCCTTTAGTATTAAAACCTGATCTTCAAGTTATGGATGAACAAGGATATTTAATACCTGGTATGTATCAACGTAAAAAGATACGTGAAGGTGTTTGGGATAATGGGGAATTACATTTACATCAGGATGCAAATCTTCATACAGTTGGACATGAAATATTACATGCAGCTACTCTTAATGCTATGGATCATGATCCTGAATTTGCTAAACAAATGGATGATTTCTTTGAGAAACTTAAAGCCACTGCAAGTAAAGATGATTTATGGGAAAACAAGGGTTGGTATGGTTTAGCTGATGCTAAAGAAATGATTGCTGAGGCATTTTCTAATCCAGAGTTTCAACGTTGGATGAGTGATAGACCTCCACTATTAGAAGTTAAAGCTCCTAGTGCATGGCAAGAGTTTAAAAACATTATTAAAGAATATCTTGGTACTCCAAAAACAGCAAATGCATTAGATCAACTTATAGATCTTACACATGAGAACTTAAGTAAAAGTAGGAAGTTTGGTGATTTTACAAGACAAGGTGAAGCATCAGGTCTTAAGATTAAAGATAACTCATATCAATCTTATCTTAATGAGCAGGCCATGGAGCAGGCTTCTATTAATCCATTCTTTAACTTAGATAATCTTGGTTTACCTCCAATGCCAACTAATGAAAAAGAGTTAGCAGATGGTGCCTTTATATCAGCTAATGCTAAAATGATTGACAACATTAGAGGTATTAAACTCTACGAGTTAGCTCTTAAAGACGGATTAACTCCTCAAATGCAAAACAACATTAGAATGCATTTAGAAGGTGCACTTAGTGTACATACTCCTCCATTAACTGCAGCAGAACAAGCAATTTTTGATAAATATTACCAACCATTAATTACAGAACTTACTAAAGCTTATGAGTACCTTAAAACTATTAATCCTGATTTAGCACATCAGCTTGGTGAAATGAGAAATGGTAAACTATTCTTTAATAGGATGATGAACCCATTAACCCTTGAACAAATCAGAGCAATGCAAGCTAATGGTACTCTTGAAAATCCAAACTTCTTTGGTAAAATTAAAAATGCTTTTGCTGAAATTGGTGGGAAACTAGAAGGTGGTTTTGACCCTAATTTAGGAAAACTTTCTAGTGCTTCTAAGACTCGTTCATTCTGGGTATTAGAACGTGGTAATGGTACTCGTGAAGTAATTCAGATTGCTAAAGATGGTAAAATCTATAAGTGGGAAAAGAAAGAAACTTTAGATGGTCAGTCTTATAAAAAAGCAACTCTTATTGGTAAAATGCCTCCACGTGAGCAGTTGTTACGTGAAGGTGATTCATTTTTTGGTGGTAAACTAGCTCAAGGTTCTATAGAAGAACTTGAAAAAAATGCACCTGTTTCATATAATAAAAACTCATTAGCTGTTCTTATTCAAAAGATGAATGAAGCTCGTGAAGAGGTAAGACAAGATGCATATCTTAAAGAGCTTATGGCATCTCCTATGATGAAGGATATAGCTCTTCCTACTCATGTGGGTGATAAATTACAAGAGGTACCCGAAGGCTATGCAGTACCTAAGAATGTGCAAAAGTATCCACCTTTAGCTGGTTATATGTTCCCTGTTCGTGTCGCTAATATTATTAATGACTTTGCTAAGGTTTGGGAACCTACTGTGTTAACTAACTTAACTAATATCATTGTTAAGAACATGATGGTTAACCCTATTGCTCATATGTTAAACGAAGCATTCCATTTATTCAATGCTCGTGGTCTATCAGGTTGGGTAACACCAGGTGGTATTATGAGATTCCAAAAGTATGGTAAAGATGCTATTAACGATGTAGTTAATTTATCAGATTTTTATGAGGAGACTATTAGACTAGGGGGTGCTTTACTAGCACCAAATACTAGGGCTTCTGCTTTCCAAGAAGCATTGTTTGGTAAAGGTTTAAATGAGTTCTCTAAGACTGGTGAGTTTAAAGAGCTTGCTAATGATTTAGGTGTATCACTTAAACAACTATACAATAATATTTCTAACCAATCTAATAGAGCTATGTGGATTACTCGTGATATTATGTATATGCAGTATCTACGAGAAGTAATGGCAACTAAAGGACTTACACACCCTGAAGCTATTGCTTATGCTGAACGACACATGCCTAACTATAGACTTCCATCAATGATTGGTGACAAAGTTGTAGGTGAGAATCTTGGTAGAGGTTTGAGTTACATTATGCAAAACCCTAATATATCAGTGTTTAGTCGTTACCATTATGGTATGGTTAAATCTTTAATAAACATGGTACAAGAAGTTGGTGCTATCCGTAAGGGTGAAGCTGGTATGAAAGAGTTTAAACAAGGTGTAGATTCTGCAGCAGCTGTTGCTGTAGCTCTAGCAATTATGTATCCAATGATGGATATGGCAGCTAAATCACTTACTGATAATAAAGAAGCTAAGTTTAGACGTGCAGGTCCTTACCATTTAATTCATTCTATGGAAGATGTAGTGTCAGGTGCTAAGTCACCAGCGGCAGCTATGAACTCTGTGTTTACATTTAACCCAGCACTTAGTGGTCTAGTTCAACTTGGTATGAATACTAACTGGTATAGTGGTCAACCTATATTTAACCCACAAAGTGATCCTATAACTTTAGCTTCTGATTTAGCTCGTTATGCTGGTATGCAATTACCAATGGCTAGCCAAGCCCTTAGAGCTCAAACAGATAAGTCAGGTGAAGGTATGGCAGCTATGGGTGCTAGACAAATTGATATTGAAGCTCCAACAGCTGCTCAATATGTATCTCAAGAAAAACGTAAACGTGAAGCAGCTAAAGATGCTATTAGAAGACAAATTGAAAGACAGTTGAGAGGGTTCTAAAGATGGCTTCGTATATAGCACCTATACCAAATCAACCTGTAAGTAATGTACATGAATGGCGTGATTGGTTCTTTAGACTAGGACAAACAGTAAATACAGGAACTCCTGTGGCTTGGGGTAACATTATATTTACTGGTTCTGATATTACTGATATTCAAGTTAGACTTCATAATAGCCTACAAGGATTACAAGGCGGTAATATCTTAGGTACAGAGTATTACCATTTAGATGCTAATGATTACAATAGACTAGCTACTCCAAACTATGGAGCATTTCATGATACAACAACTCAAACAGCAGCTGTAATAAATACAGCATACCCTGTTACTTTTAATGCTACTGACCTATCAAGTAATGTTACTATTGGTACTCCTACGTCAAGAGTTATTACTTCTGTAGCAGGTATTTATAACTTTCAATTTTCATTACAGTTACACAAAACAAATGCTTCAGTAGGTTATGTATATATTTGGGCTAGAATAAATGGAACTAATGTTGCAAACTCTGCAAGTAAAATTGCTTTAAATGGCAGTCAAGCTGAAACAATAGCTGCTTGGAACTTTGTACTTAATATGAATGCTAATGATTATTTTGAGTTAGTTTGGTCTACTGATGACACAGGATGTGAATTACTATATAATACAACAGTAGCTCCTGCCCCTGCAATACCATCAGTCATATTAACAGTAACTCAAGTAGCTTAGGTTAATGGTTTTACTGAGGATTGTTTTCATTCAGTATGATATAATAGTAGTGTAGAGTGAAAACTTTACATTAACTTTTAAGGAGAATACTATGTGGACAAAACCTGCAGCTACTGAAATGCGTTTCGGTTTCGAAGTTACAATGTATGTAATGAATAAGTAAGTTTGTTAAACTACCTTCAAAGGATGTAGTAAGTTGGGATTTTTGTAGTTTTCCTACCAACATGTAATAAGCTACCAAATTTGGAACTTACTTGTAATAAAAAAGGGGCTTATTAGCCCCTTAATTTTATTTAGCGTCTTTTAAATGTGCCAGGACTTCATCAAAGTCTTTAAAGATTGAAATCTTATTGTCTTGTTGTTTAGTTAAAACATCAAGTTTTGTTGTATTGACAATGTAACCATTTGCAACTTTGTTAATTTGTACAGCATCGTAATTCATTCTTTCTCCTTTTTTAATGTAAAAACAAACCTAAGTATTAAGAGTTCTACAACTAAATAAACTCCTTGACCTTCATCAAAATGATGAGGTAAGTACTTAGTTTCTATTAACTCAAATCCTAAACCTATACCACATATTGGA